CCGATAGTAAAATGTGGTACGGTCGTACCTTTGGCATTGAGTGTAACTGACATAAGTGCTCCTGTTCAGGTATTACCTGTCTAATACTGTTGTATTAGTCGTTAGAATTCTATTGCTATTTATCACTGATTGCTGTGATCGTTATCCTAAGCTGATTGATAAATATAAGAAATGGGGATAATGTAAAATGGCAAGAATATCACTCTGGAATCCCGTAAAAGGTGCAGATTTTAACTTTACTGACCGTGTGGTAAACGAAAGCCTACGAATAAGCGGTGATGGTATATTGATACACATGTACGAAGGACCGACAATAGACTCAGAGGGTAGCACAGATACATCTATTACATCTATTCAGGATGTACTATTCTTAGAAAATACAGCAAGAAAGTATAATCCCGATGTTATAGAGTTAAGAGGGCATCACCAACCACAGGATGTAAACTACGATTTAAGTCAGTTTGGTATTTTCCTAAGCTCTGATACAATCCGTATCCAGTTTGGGTACACAGATATGATGGACTCGTTAGGTAGGAAACTTATTGCAGGTGATGTATTAGAATTTCCAAGTATGCGCGATGTACCTATTTTTGATAATGCAGTTGGCATTAACCGATACTATGTTGTGCAGGATGCACTATACGCTGCGGCAGGATACGGGCAGAAGTGGTTTCCACATATTTGGCTTGTAAGGGCTAAGTTAATGACTGCATCGCCGGAGTTTAAAGAAATCACAGATCAAGCTAACTCAGGGCAAACAGATGGTGGCGTAGGACAGGGCATTGGTATTATGCCGCCCGGTTTTACAGATACTGCTGACGCAAATGGTAACCCAGGTACAGGATGCAATCCAGACATAAAGGCCTCATTGAACTTATTTTGTAAAATACTTGATATCACTGATAAGAATGTAGCAGAAGCAGAAAAATATGCATTCTTTGATCCAAAATTTTTCGAGAGTGCAAACTTATACATTTACATTGAGCCTGAAACTGGGTATCCGGTGATAGGCAGTAACTATTTCAGCGGTGACGGAGAACCACCAAATGGTGGACCACTATTAGGCGCAGGCATTGCATTTCCAGCAGGTATGCAAGATGGCGAATATTACCTTAGATTAGATTATTACCCAGAGCGGCTATTTCAGAAACAGGGTAACTGCTATAAGTTAATCGAAGTAGATGTATTGAAAAGTTGGACTGCCTATAACCGTGTGTTGGATACCTTCATCGATAATAATAGAGATACTGTATTACAAGACGGTACTATTATCCCAGAGAAGCAAGCTGTATCGCAGGTTGTTAAACAAAAAGTTGATTTATACGCACAAAGAAAAATAGATGTCACTGCTAAAGAAGATGTAAGAGCACAAATAGCAGAAGACCGTGCTAAGAAGAAACCTAACTAATATGAAATTACACGAAATTAAATCCCATAGTGTTGGTGATGATTTATTGTTCGAAATGCACGAATTGATAAAAAATACGTCATTGTTTGAGAATAATAAAAATGTAGCATATTATTTAGATTTTATTAATCAAGAAAAACAATACACTGTTAGCCATCATAGTCTAGTACAAGGAACAGAGTACTACCCATTAGGGTTACAGTCAGCGCCTGCAGGTGAGATTATACTAATAAAATATGTGGATGTTGGATCAACATATATTAATAGTAACCTTGGCAAACTTTATTTTCAGGTCGGCAGCACAGTTAAAGATTTTCCGCAGAACAGGGAAATGGGCGATGGGTTTTTAGAAACACTGGTATTCCAGTCTGCTCAAGACCTGCATCAATTCTTATCTGCGCTAAAATTAAAATTTAACGGATGGCACGTTAAAATAAATAATATAACCTAACGAGGCACCCAAAATAGATTTTTACTATGACCAACAGCACCGCAGATACTTATTACAGTTCATGCGTATTTTCTCTGATATAAAAATCAGAAACGGCCCAGATGCAAACGGATTATACACCATATCACGAGTTCCACTTGTCTACGGTGATCCATCGTGGGTGGTAGCACAGATTATTAAGGGTGGCAGCGAAAATACTTTAATGCCTGCACCTATGTTTAGCGTGTATATCGATAACATTAAAATGGCACCAGATCGTAGGCAGGACACACAATTTGTGGGGAAAGTGTCAACGGTAGAAAGACAATTCGACAACCAAACACAGACTTACGGTAGTGGTCCAGGTATTAGATATGACGTTGATCGTTACATGCCTGTCCCATACGACATGTATTTAAAACTTGATTGCTGGACAACCAATACAACAAATAAAATGCAAATTGCTGAACAGATTAATACAATATTTAATCCATCTATTCAGTTGCAGCAAAATAGCAATATATTAGACTGGACAAGTATTTTTGAAGTATGGATGGAAGAGTTTACCTGGACTAACAGATCGATTCCGCAAGGTGGCGAACAAGAACGCGATGTAATGAGCTGGAAATTTAAAGTGCCTATTTGGATTAATCCCCCTGCTAAAGTCAAACGAAGCACACTTATTGCAGAAATCGTTACTAATGTGTTCAGTGATGTTGATATACATAATGTTGCAGCAACAATAGATAGCAACGAGTATGATGTGTTTAGAACTTGCTTTACCGGCATTCCTGTGCAGATTATTACTACAGAAGGCAACTATAAGATCTCTGTAGCACGCAATGGAGCACAGGAAGAGATCACTCTACTGAATGCAGACGGCAATGTGCTGCCTGTGCAAAGCTGGCAGAAGCTTATACAAATATACGGGCAAATAGAGCCTAATATCACCAAAATTCGGCTAAAATTAGACCCTAACATCGATGTTAGCGATTCTGACATTATAGGTAGTATTGCACAAGACCCAATGCGTCAAAACGTGCTTATTTTTACACCAGATGTGGATACATTACCTGCTAACACTGTTTTACCTATTTTAGATATTATTGATCCAACAGAGATAACACCCGGCAACGGATTACCTGCTGCGGTCGCAGGACAACGATATTTACTCACATCACACGATAGCGCGGGTGAAGAACCAGCTATTCCGCCAGGTGTTGCTACATCGCCGTGGGGCGCAAACATTGTTGCATATCCTAATGATGTTATCGAGTTTAACGGTATAAGCTGGAAAGTTATATTTGACTCACGAAATGCAACTGGGCTAAATTATCTTGTAAATACATCAAATGCGACACAATATACTTTTGATGGCACAAACTGGTATTACACTTACTACGGCGAGTATAATGGTGGGTATTGGCGCATAGATGGTATTATACAAACACCAGATGGAACAATCATTAATCAGTACGAATAAAATGGGTGTAGGGACGTTAATCGTCTCTACTAACACCCAACGAGTATTATTAAATATGCGGGCGCCACACAAGACACATGCTATGCAGTGGGCGTTATTTGGCGGCATGGTTGAGAAGGGCGAACAACCTAAAGATGCATTGATGCGCGAATTAACGGAGGAAATGGGGTTCATCCCAGAAATTGAGAAGCTATATCCGTTTGATGTTTACCAAAGTAGAGACGGCCACTTTAAGTATTATAGCTTTGTGGCGGTTGTTGTGGATGAGTTTGTTCCAGAGCTCAACGATGAGAGCTGTGGGTATTGTTGGATGGCATTAGGGGAGTGGCCGAAGCCCATGCATCAAGGTGCAAGAATTAGCTTCTGCAACTTAAAGGCTATAGACAAGATTAAACTTATCTTAAGCCAGCATCCTACAAGTGTCTAACTTCGTACACCACTTCAAAATCGGGGCAGTCGTAAAACATTTGTGGTGTTAGGTTTTTACGCTTTGCAATCATTGCTTCAAAGTTAGCAAAGTTCTTTTCATAATCCGGTTCTGCCATTAGTGCAGTGCGAACAAGCTCAACACAGCTTAGTGCTTTATCGCTTTTCAAATCAAATAGCGTATCATATGGTTTGCCAACTTCGGTTGCAGCCTTATCCATCACTGCTGTCCAATACTCTGCAGACATAGATTTAGGTTTTAATAATACAACACCGTGTACTTGGAACACAAGATTAAACGGTGAATAGTTTACGCCGGCACCGGTTGCTTCTACCAATCTAAAATCGGCATCGGATTTTAACTCATCTTCTAAGTTCATCAAAGCGTGAGCCCAGTAACTCCACTTACCTGTTACTACCCAGCTTGCAAAACCAACAAAGAATGTTGATAGATGATTCTTTCTATGTGTGAGGATAATATAATAATGCGGTGTCAATAAATCTTTTACAGTAGCTAACTCAGATTTAGTCAACCCGTTTTTATAACCCCAATGCACCTTACCAATATTGATAACCACAAAGTCTGCAATAGATTTAAATATACCGTTCATGTTATTCTCCGTAAATTAGAGGCCATCCACTTAAATGATCGTATGTTGCAGGGGTAGCGCTTGCTAACATAGC